AATCTCCCTGATCTGTTGCTCTTTGTAATTGTGGAAAGGTTATAGTTACATTTACCGCATCTACATTTGAATTTGTTATCTGTCTTGTAATAGGAGAAGATTGAGTAACAGTAATACCTACTGCTGTAACAGAAGAACTACTTTCAATACCTTCAACTTTTGTTTGGCCTGATGTTCCAAATCTAGGATTAAATGTTACATCTTGAAAGTTAAAATCAGTTGTAGCTGGATTAGTTGAATCAGCAGTTGATTTTAAAACAGGAGTATCGTTTAGAAATACATCTTTCAATGCAGCATTATTATATGCAGTAGTTCCTTGCGTTCTGCCTTCTTTTGATGCAGAAGCAAAACCTTCAATCTCTCCTTCAGAAACTAAATCAAGAAAAGTAGCAAATTGCCTACTATGTAAAGTATCTGGTGCTCTAGTTGGTTGGGGTGGAGTGGGAGGAGAGGGACGGCCACCAGCACCTCTGATAATTTTCTTTGTCATGCTTGTACCTGTTGAGTATCAACAGCACCACTTATAACAACTGATCCTGTAATTATTTCTCCATATACAAGTGGCACGGGAGTGCCTGCTCTTGATGTATTAGATGTACCACTAAAACCAAATGATATTCTAGGATCTTGTTCAGAACTAAATTCTTTTGGCTTTGGCAGAGGAAATAACATTTCACTTACACCCATAATTGTTAAACCAGCTCCTAAATACACCATACTTTTTGCTATAAAACCTCCACCTAATCCCGCTTTTAATGAAAAAGTAGCAGCACCGCCTAAAGCAGCAGGAACAAAAAATGCTCCTGCGATAAGAGCAGCACCTAATAAAACATTTCTTGTACCACTTCCAGCACCAGATATAACAGGAACAATATGTATATCTTCCTGTCCTATTGGGTGATGTATTTCTTCTTTATCTACTGCATAATTACCAACTTTTACTTGATAATATTTAGGATTCATATATTTCTCTACTTGCGGAAAATTATTAACAAGAAAACTAACTGCTTTTGCAAGACTATCTACCTGTATTTCAAATTCTTTATGTCCTACAAACTTTGCAAGCTCGCCATATAACTTTAGTTTACGCAACATAACGATACCTCCCTCCTGTACATTTCAATAACCATTGAGAATAAGGCTCTTTACAAGATAGTCTATCGGTTAAATGATGTAAAACATCTCCATCTAAAAAAATAGCTACATGATTTAAACCAGGAGATCCAATAGACATAAATAATAAATCTCCATTCATTATTTTATCTTCTGGTCTAAGCTCTTTAAAACCAGTTTTCCATGCACATCTTTCAAACATAGGATTCAATATAAATTCTTCTGGTGTTGTAGGTCTATCCCAATCTTTTAATTCAATATTTTTTTCTTCTTTATACCAATCTCTTACTAGACTCCAACAGTCAGTAACACCCCAAACCCAAGGTCTACCCAATAAAGATGGTTTATATCCACATGGTTCGCAATATCCCCATTGTTCTGTTTTCGGGTTAACAATGTGCCACGGAAGATTACTTTGTTCACAACTAATCTGATCTGCTTGACTAGGTGTAGGTGGTGTTACAGGGTGACTATGAACAACAGCAGTTATTTCTCCTGTATTATCTGCTTTCACATAATCTTCTGGATCAATAATAAAACATTGATGATCTGTCATTGAAAGGTTACGACAAGGATAGTATCTTTCTTTTCCTCGAATATTTAATAAAAGACCACAAGACTCTTTAGGATCTTGGTCTTTCGCATGAACAAGTGCTTCTTCTTTCCAATTCATGCTATAAACGTACCAATCGAAGGAAACTCTGTTCTGGTACATTGTCTTTTTGGTGCTCTAATACCAGCAAGGTCAAATACAGCAGCTAATTCAAATTGTACAACCTCTCTATTTTCTGCTGATTTTCTATCTATTTTATAAATTTCTTGAGGAAACTCTGCTGTAGGATCTGGTGTTCCCAATGGATTAGTATTCCCTGGAAAGTTAACAGAATCTAAATATCTAGCTAAAGTTCTAATTCTTGTAACTGTAGCTCCTGTTAAATCATTACCTGTTGTTATTGAGTTTACATTTAACAAAATAGCAGTGATAGTTCCAAGAGCATTACTTATAGTTAAAGTAGGTCTGGGAAGTTGACCTTTTTGAAAGGCAAAACCCTCTGCCTGTATCGGCATTTTTACATAAGTATTACCAGCCCAAACAATATCTCCATTTCCTACTCTATTTGTACCAGAATGAAATCTATAAGTTGCATTTGACCCATGTAATGCAGTTTCGGTTGTGATACTGAATAATTCAATTATTGCTGAAGGATTGATCTTTTGTAGATCAGTAATAATAGGAGCAGTACTCATGGTTCAAATACTTCTCTAAATGTTGCCTGTATTGTAGCTCTATTGTTATATGGTATTGATTTGTTCCAAGTTTCGCAAACAAATTTCTGTGCAGCAGATTCTCCAGGAGCAGTAAAATCAAAACTATCACTATCATTTGCACGGGCATCAAGGAAGGTTTCTATAGTATCTGCTTCTGTTTCTGATACGTTAAAAGTAAAATTATATACTTTAGGATTTTGATGTTCTGCTAATCCAAATAATATTCTGTGTTCAAAACCATCAGCAAAACGAATAGTTCTAGTATTTGGTGCGGATCTTTTTTGTTGTCCGTAAGTAGGTTTTATTGAAGGAAACGTAGCCATTATGCAAGCATACCTCCTGGTCGTTTTTGTTTAATTAATTCTGATTGTATAGCAACTGAAATCATACGACCAAGTTCTCTACCTTGTTCTTCATCTCCTTCAACAGAAGAACCAGAAGCATCTACATTTACAACTATATTTGTACCACCCATAGCATGATTTGGAGTTATTGTGCCAGTAGCACCTGGAGTAAATAATTCTGCACCTCTTTCTCCAACAAGATAACTTTTTCCTGCGGTAACTCCACCTCCATATTGTCTTTTTATGGTAGAAATACCAAAAGACCCCTTTGGTAAAACTTCTGGAATACCTGTATTCATAAATCCAGGATTCATAGGAGCAGGATTATTAAATGTAGGAGTTCCAAAACTAAATAAATTACCAAACAAACCTAAGAAACTTTTTTGTATTTGAGCAGACAATAATCTCGCAGCAGTATCTAAAAAAGAATCTGCTATTCGATTTAACATACTTCTAAAGGCATCAGAAACACTCATTGTTCCTTTAACAATTCCTTTAAATGATTCTTCAAAACCATCTTTTATTGCTGTGCTTAAATCTAAAACTGATCTCATAGGGTTTAATAATTCTCTTATTTCATCGGAAGGTGCTCTAAATTCAGCAATAAATTGTAGTTGTTCATTTGTTTTTATAGCAGTATCTAATGCTTGAAGTGCATCTTGATTTTGTTTATTAAAATCTTGTCCAAAACCTTCTCGCTGTTTTCTCAAAAATTCTTCTTGCCTTGTTTTACTACCTCTCAATCGTGCAACAATATTACCTCTTTTATCAGTTGGTAAACCACCTACTTTTTGTACTTTTTCATCAATAAATGCTCGCCTTCTTACTGCTAATATTTCTTTTTCTAAAGCAAGTTGAGCACTAAGAGATCCTTCAGTTGCTAATATTTGGAATAACTCGTTTTTCTTGGCAACACTTATATTATTTGAAGCATCTAATATTTTATTCAAAACAGAATCAGTATCTCGTAAACCAGCTAATGATTCAAATACTTCTTTAGATCCAAAAGCACTTAATATACTCATTCCTGTTTGAGCACCAAATTCTTTCACAGTTGCAGCTAACTTAATAGCTTCTTCGTTTGCAATATCAAAATCTTTGGCAAGTTGTTTTATTTGTTGTCTTGTAAATTCAGATCCAGCACCCATAGCTTTAATATCTTTATTCAAATCATTTACAGCCTTTCTAAAAGCTCTTACTTTTTCAATTTGAGCAGCAGCAGCAGTAGCAGCAATAGAAGCAGCAAAACCTCCTCCTGGTGCGAGTGCTCCTCCAAGACCACCAGCAATTCCACCCATTACTGAACTTAATCCACCAGCACCAAATAATAATGGGAAACCACCACCAATCATTGCACTACCAGCACCACCTTTTATTCTTCCTCTCATGCCACCTGGCATACCAAAAAGTCCATCCTCTTGGAATTGTTGTCGTAATCTAAATCCTCTTGGTAATCTTGCTCCTATTTGACCTCCAGGAACTCCAAATCCTCTAGATAAACCACCAAAAGCTCTTGATGTTTGTTGTTGTGTCTGAATTGTTGCTATTTTTGCAACTTTTTTATCAATATTTTTTAAATGTCTATCTCTAGCTTTATTTTTTATTGCTTCAACTTTTGCTGATGCTGTTACTTGATCTGCCCTCGCACTAAATCCCGCAAAACCAGATTTAACTTGTCTTGCTCTAGCAGTTCTATCTATAACTGCCTGTTGACCTGATGTTATTGATTCAGCCCTAATTTTTGCTAACAACTTTTCTTTTTGTCTTAACTGTAAATTCATTTCTTTTTCTACAGCTACAGCAGCCCTCGCTGCTCTTGTAAAACTGCTCGTTCCAATAGCTGCTTTATCTAATAATGATCTTGCTCTTGAAATTTGTTTATTAAGTTTTCCAAATGTAGAAACAGCAACTTTATTTTGTTTACTTGCTTCTTTATTAAACTCTCGTATATTGTCTGTTGCTCCCTTTAATTCTTTACGAAGTTTGACTAACTTATTAGAATTTTTTAATGCAATAGCAATATCAACATTATAATTAGCCACTTGCTATAAAAATTAAAACATTTTCTCTATATTACCTCTTTTTACTCTTTAAAGCATTAGTTCTTTGTGCTTGTTCTTTTTGTTTTTCATATTCTTCATGCTCTAATTCAGCAAACGCAATCCAACCTAACATTTCTTCAATAGTTAAAGTTTCACATAACTCAGCCACAGTTTTATTTAATTGTTTTGCTAAAGAAAACAAAAATTTCCAATCATTATTAGCTTTTTAAATCGGCTTTAGCCTCTTTTACCTCCTTATCAGCACCAGCATTTATCATAGCTAATTGTATCTCTTCGAGAATAGATGCTTCAATTTCTCTTCTTAATGATGCTTTATCTCCATCTTGAAAAAGTTTTACACCATCTTTATCTTTTGCTTTTTCAATCATCATTTGCAACGCATAATCATTAGTATCATCAGTTCCAGTTTTTTTCTGTATTGATTCTCTTTCTGCAATCGTTAATGGATTCCAATAAACAGAAAGAATTACCTCATCATTTTTAATTACATCATGTTTATAAAGTTGAGAAACTCCAAACTTGTTTTTTAAAAGATCAACTGCTCTAGTCATGTTAATGTATAGCTATTATCATTATACTAAGCGTTGGCAGTAAATTGACAAGATATTAAGCCTAAAAAATGTGAAGAGTCATCACGTTCTATTGGTGTAACTCCAACAACATCAAGAACTCTTGGAGTACAACTAAATGTATCGGTATAATTAGAAGCATTAACAGAAGTTAGTCCATCAATAACTGCCTCTCCTAATGCAGATAAAGTTGCACTTCCTTTTCCTCTCGGAACATAAATATTACATTGAATAACACCAGAATAAAAATCCTGTGATGCACCTTGAGTCTGCGTTGTTGCCTGTGCAAAATCAACAGACATAACAATATATTTTTTTGTTTTTCCTGGTGTTTTATAAACCATATTGTCATAAACCATTTCAACAGTAGCGTCTACTGCTGCAACTGCATCTGTTACTGCTTTTTCAAAGGCTGCTCTGGTGTTAACTAAAGTCATGGATTAGTATAATCAACAAATACATCATCAACGCCACCAAATAAACCAACACCTTTTAAATCTCGTACATTTTTAGATTCATATTTAATTCCAGATCCAAACGTACCAACACCTAATTTTGGTTTATCCGTAAATACTCTACTAATTAATTTACTAAGTTCACCTTGAACATATTGAGGTACTCCACTTCTAGGAGATGCTAAAGCTCTAGCTGCATATTCTGATCTATTACCAATAAACACTTTTGAAAAAGGTTTAAAATTAAATGAAATTTTATCAAGAAATCTAGGTTCAATTACTGCTTCTGGAGATCGAGTACCATTTCTTGTCGGTTTAATATTACTCCAGGGTGCAATTTCTTTTCTTGATTCATCAGGTCTAGGTCTTTGTGTACTTGCTGTCCAACTAGAAGCAAAAAAACCAGTATCAACGGCACTATATTGTTCAGTTGATAAATCAGTAATAATTGCCCTTAATAAAGTATTTAGATCTCTTTCTAAATTATTAGTAAGATCCTTTTCTATATTTTCAATATTTGTACCTTTAGCCATTAAAACCTCACTAATAAAGTAAACAAATAAGTCTGTCCACCCTGTCTTGTATCTATATTAACTATCTGTCCTACTCTTGTAGATCCAGCATAAGTTAATGTAACTT